ACCAGTATCCGGTGCTGCATGACACAGGAACTTGGAAGTTTGTTCTTAGGGCAACCGTGTCGTACAGCGAGTACGCGATTGTGGGGGCCGTGCCAGTGCCGCGCTGGATGATGTATGTGACTTGCTCCGGAGTTGCGCCGCCCAAATCGGCTGGAGCAACCCACGACAGCGTGGTGCCATTTAGCGAGATGTTGGTTGGCGCGCCGGGCGCCCCGACCGGCGTAACGGCAGCGCTGGGATCGCTCCAGCCGCTGACGCCCTGTGACGTTTGCGTTGCCACGCGGAAGCGATACGGCGTGCCGTTCGTGAGGCTACCAACGATAGCGGGAGACGGACTTAGGGTGCCCGTGCTGTTGCTCCACGACAGCCCATTGTCAGTGGACTGCTGCACGAGATGGCCGACAATCGTGTAAGTAGTTCGGGGGATGTACTCTATCGTGGCTGTGGTGTTGCCAGCCGCCACGCTGACAAGCGTCGGCGGCTGGAGGCTTGGGTTTGGCGGAGGCGGCGGGTCGCTCGTTGGCGAGTAGACCACCTGCGCGCCCAAGTACATCTTGGACACCGGCGCTGCGCCGAGCCGGAATGTTTGCTGCGCGGCAGCGCCAAGACGAACAGGCATTAGGTAATCACGTACAGCGTGGTGGGACTCTTCGGCGACAGCGAGTCATAGTTTGCCTGCGAGATCGAGACGATGTTCGTGATCGCCACCGCTCCGGTAATGCCGGTGATCGTGCTGGTCGGACGCGCGGCCAGTTCACCAGACAGTCCAGTCACATCGCCGACGACATGCGTGTGGGTCGTGGCCGCCTTGCCCGCCAGCGCCGTGACGAGCCCTGTGATGTCTGCAATCGCGTGCGTGTGCGTTGCCACGCCGATCGTGAGCGTGCCTGCTGTGTCGTTGTACGCCACCGACACGCCAGAGCCCGCCACCACAAGCGCAGCCACGCGATCGTCCACAGCCTCCGACAGACCGATCACAGACGACGCATTGATCGTGGTGGAGCCGGTCGAGAAACTGCCGACGACTTGCAGGTTGCCGCCGACCACGACGTTGCCGGTCGTGGACAGCGCCGACACGAGCAGGCTTGTCGGCAGGTCATGGACGTGATCCGCACGCGCAGCCAGTGACGAGGTGCCGGCGGCCGCCGACCCTAGCGGCTGCGGAGCCGTAGAGGACAGTCCAGCCGCGTCGGTGTACGGAAGCGCCGCCCAGTTCGACGTGCCATTGCCGAACTTGACGCGCCCCGTATCCGTCTCCATGCCGGGCTCTCCGGCAAGCAGCACGGGGTTCGAGGACGCCCAGTTGGCGGCCGTGTCATACCGAACTTGCAAGCGAACCAGCGCAGCCGGCATGCGTCACCCCTTCACGCTGAGACGAACGGTCGCCGTGCCGGCATCCACCACCGCCACGAGGTACGACGCCCCAGCGAGCGCGTCTGGAACCGGATATGCCTCGCCGGACGCAATGGTCGTCTCGACGGCGGAGCCTCCCGACTTGATGGGGTACGCCGTGCCCTCCGGCTCCAGCGCGGCGTGCCACGAGATTTTGGTCGGCGAGCCGCTGACGGCAGTCACGACCACAACGCCGCTGGCCGCAGCGCCGAACGGGATGCGCGGGCTCGTGCTGGCGCTGGCAGTCGCCACGTACGCGGGCGTGACGGAGTTGAGTCGCTCGATCTTGTTCGCCATTACTTCTTCCTCTTCCAGTGCGGGACGATTCGGTCCTTGACTTTCTCGACGGCCTCCTCGCGACGCATGCGAGGGTTCTGCTTCAGTTCCTTCTTGACGTGCTCTCGCAAAATGCGCGGGTTGATATCGACCTCTTTGGGAGGGCCCTTCTGCGGCGGCACGTAGTCAACGATCCCATGCACCTCTAAGTCGCGCTTCTTGGCTACCCGCAGCACGTCGCCGGCCGAATCCACCCACGCCTCTGGGTCGAGGTGGCCGCGCTTGTCGGCTATCCCGCCCATGTAGAACCGCCCCGATGTATTTATGCCTGCGGCCTTCGCCTCGCGGACCATCCACTCCGCCTGCTTCTTGGGAAGTCCGTCCAGCCACTGGCCCGCCAAGCGGCCCTCCATGAACGATCGGTCGGTTCCTCGCGTGCCCGGAGGGTGCTGGAGGGCGCACATTTCCGCGAAACGCGGCGACTGTCCTGCCGCCACCATGCGCTCGTAGTGCTTCTGCACGGCCGGCCCTGCGGCCTCGATGTCGGGCGGGTACTGCGTCATGGAGACAACTCCGGAGGCACGCTAGGAGGCGGCCCTTCGGCCGGCATGGCGTCTGGTGGCGGCGGAGCGGGAAGGCCCGGAGGAGGCCCTCCCTGAGGCCCAGCCGGCGGCATGGGTGGCTGCGGCGGGGGCGGTGGCGGGATGAGGTACGGGCGCGCGTCGATATCGAGGCTGTCCGCCCAGTCCGAGATGAGGGCGTTGAGCGGGTCCACGACGCCCATCGGCACGAGCCCTTGCAGGATGGGGCCAAGCGTCTGGAGCGCCGCCTGCATCTGCTCGACGCGCGTGGCCTTGTTCGGCTTGCGCGCCGAGCCAGCCTCGATGCGGTAGTCGAACTCACGGGCAATGGCGTCGGGGTCCATCGTGGCTACGTGCTGCGCCCACGAGGCCGCGCCGAGCGGGCCCAGAATGGGCTCCACGTCCTGCGGCTCCAGCAGCCAGCGGGCAGCGAACGCCTCACGGCGAGCCAGCAGGCTCATGGCGTCTTCGAGCCGGTTCGCCATGTCGTCTGGGCGCACCGACAGTTGCTCTGCCCGCACGCTGGCTTCTGTGGCACTGCGCATCTGGGAACTGGTCATGGCGTAGGCCAGTTCCGTCAGGCCGACGCGCTTGTCGAACATGTCCGTGACGGCTTGGATGATCTTCCAGAGTTCCGGCGACACCTCCGGCATCTGGAACACGGAGATGAGGTCGTTGACGCTGCGCCCCAGCGTCTCGCTGATCTCCACGATCTTGAAGCCCTTCTCCGACTGCGCGAGTATCTGGTCTTTGATGTCTTGGTCCGCAGCCTTGCTGACGCCAAGCATCGTCTCGCAACTGACGGCCACGCGCTGCGCCAAGAAGGACATCGCGAAGTTCAGGAACCGCAACTCGCCAATGCCCGGCTTGATGTGGCTGATGGGCCACACGTATCCGGGCTTGCGGTGGAAGTCGAGCGGCACGAACGGCCACCCGTTGGGCTCTGCCCAGAACGGGATCGGCCACTGCACGGCACGGAAGAGAGACTCCGGGACGCCAGTCTCGCCTTCGACCGGCTGCTCCAGCATCGAGGGCGGCATGTTCAGCGGGAAGTTCACGCCCTCGCACACGACGAGGTAGCAGTTCTCTCCGACGCTGTCGAAGGCTCCGACCAGTTCCTTCGGGGCGTCCTTGAGACGGTCGCCCATGCCGGTCTTGCTCCAAATCTTCCAGTACGTGACGAGTTCGTTGCTCTTCCCGACGCGGCGACCCTTATACGGGTGCTCCTCGTTCATGAAGATTTGCTCGTCCACTTCCTGACCGACCGGACGCGCGCCCTCCAAGTGGCCCTTGAGTTGGTCCCTGTCGAGCCCGTACTTCTGCGCCACTACGTCAATCGGATGCACGCAGCGGCGAGCGCACCACGTAATGTCCTCGATCTCGGTGGCGTCAGGGTCGAGCGCAAGGTTGTCCACGCTGTCGGCGAACGACCCGACGATGCGGTAGTTGGAGCCCGGAATCGTGACGAGTTCCGTCCACCACACGCCCATGCCCTTGATGATGCCCTCGTCCACGACGCGCCGGCTGTGCGTCTTGAGGTCGAGTTCGTTGGGCGTGTAGTTGAGATAGCGATCCAGCAGAAGGGACACGAGCCGACGCACCTCCGTGCGCTGCTGCGTCTCCATCGCCGCCTGCTGGTACGCCATCATCGACTGCTCGTCCACCACGCCCAGCGTCTCCGGAGAGACGAACGGGTACATGGTGGGCGACACCGTGCGCACCGGATTGCGGTGGTAGATGACGCTGCCGAACAACTTGACCGCCTCGAACACGCGATTGATCTGCATGCGAAACGCAGGCGGAGCAATCGTGCGGTTGTAGCCGTGCTCGTGGCGGGCGTAGGTGTCGCGCCAGAACCAGTTGTGCGGGCCGTCGAAGAACGACATGGCCTCGCGGGCATCCTCCGTGAAGGGCCGCTTGTGCTTGAGCGCCAGTTCGATCTTCTTGAGCCACCCGTGCGCTATCGCGCGCAGGGCATCTTCACCGGTTGGTTCCACTTGGCTGCTTCCTCTGGAGCGCGACCTGCTCTGTCAACGACGCGATCTGCGCCATCATGCTTTCCAACTTCTTGAGTTGGGCAGTCTGCGGCGCGTATTCCCAACTTCCCCACTGACGCCAGTCGGCGTTCTCTTGCAGGCCCGGATCGTCCTTGTGGCGGACGGATGGCTTCTGCTCGAACCCGTTGAACGGCGTGAAGACGAGGACGTTGACGGTGTTGACGCCCGGACGGCCGATCACCCAGCCGACACTCGGGTCGTTGCAGTTGAGCGGGTCGCTGTAGTAGTAGACGCAGTCGCCCGGACGGACGGCCGGAGGACTAAAGGATTCGACTTCCATATTGGGCTCCTGACTGCGGGCCGAGATAGATGAAGTCG